CCTTCGGCATAGGGGTCAAGGATGGTTTCGGTGCTAAAGAACACTTTGTAACGTCCAAAGTGACTCACATTGGAAACACCCCAATGGAAAGACACACTATCGGCGGTCACTTCATCAATCTTCACCCGCACGACAGGTGTTGCTTGCCGTTCATAATTGCGCTTGGTGTAGTGTCTGCTACTCAACAACACGTCATAAGTGGTGACTACATCTAACCCAAGAACTTCTGCTCCCTCATTGTCAAGCCAGTCTTTGTACTGTCCACGGGCATCTTCCACCAGCTTCATATAGTGGTCGAACTTCTGGCTCTGTTTGAGGTAGTTGTTATTGTCTGCACCCATGTCAACCTTCTCGGAGCGACGAACAGCAAGAGCTAAATATAGCTCAATCTTCGCCAGCAACACGAGGGCAAACTCACAACCATCGGGTAGGTCAACGAGGTCAGTCACACTCGGAAACGCTCTGGTCACACCCAGCTTGATATAGAGAATGAGGTCTTCATCCATCATGGACAGGTAGTTATTGTCCACCGCAACAATGGCATTTCCCTCATCATCTTCGGTGGAGATGCTCACATTGACGCTCTGGCGCAACAGGTACACCATGTCTTTAACGGTCAACAACACTTCACTCTACCTCCTTGGGATTTTACAGCGGAGCTAAAAGACCAGCGTCGTTCAGAATACGCTTGACGTTGGCAGGTACGACATACACCTTGTCGGCTTTGAGGTCATAACGCACCATTGCAATAGTGCAACGGTGGTCACATCTCATGCGCACCTTCACATCGGCGTTCTGCTTCTTGGTAGGGACTTCGACAGTGGGAGCACCAATGTCAGTCGGATTGACTTCCACGTCACTGGACTTAGGCTCTTCGGGGATTTCCACCTCAACAGGAGGGGTGGAAGGGTCAGGTGTCTCCACAGCGGGAGGGGTCTCAGCACTGGTGTCAGGAGTGGTCTCCACAGTGGTCTCATCAGGGGTCACGGGAGTTTCGTCAACCTGAACATCAGGCTTGTTTTCAGTCTTCTTCAATGCCACGATAAAATCCTCCTTTTACAATGAGAGGGAGGGAGTGTGGTTATCTCCCTCCCTCTTGATGGTAGTCACAAGTTCAGAGGGCTAAAGATGTCACAACACCTTACGCGGTCTCGATGACAACACCGTAGTCGTTGTGCAGCAGACCAGTACCCCAAATGGCGTACCAAGCCAGAGAACGCTTACGTCCGAAATCTTCAACACCGTTGTCACGGAGCTGGACAGGCATAGACCACGCCAGACCAAAATACTGGTCTCCGAACAGGACAGCCTGATAGATGTTGGTCTGGTTCCCATCAGTGCCACTCACGAGGGCAGCTTTATAGGCAGGGTCATCGGCAGAGACAGCACCGTTGCACATCAGAGTAGTCTCGATGAAGCGGGTGTCATCAATGCGACCAATCTCGCCCGTAAACATCTGTTCAGGAGCACCGTAGTTACTGGCGTTAATCCACGCCTTGTCATCACGCAGGTCGCGGGACTGGTGGGGATGCACGAAGCAAATCCAGTACAGGCTGTCACGCTTGGGCGCATTGTTGGTGGCGAGGATTTCAATGGCATCCTTGACAACGGAAACCGTCATCTTATCATCAGCGGTCAAGTCAGCACGGGACTCTTTCTTGCCACCATATACGATGTTAGTGCCAGTCAGGGCAGTGTCACGAAGCTCACAGTCCATGACCAGAGCATAGTCACGACCCAGCAGGGTCACAGTGTCACGCATGATGTCCAAGAAGGAAGAATGGACAAGCAGCTCAGAGTGAGAAACAGCGTTACCATGCTCCTTGACGGTAATCTGCTTCATGGAGCCGCTGATTGCCTGAGTGGTCATCTTACGAGCTTCCTCAAGGGTGCCACCCATCTTGAGATTATCATAGGTCAGCATGGCAATAGTCATGCCGGGTTCGATACCCAGTTCAGTCTTCTGAGTGGCAAACTGCATGAAGCGCATCAGGGGCAATGCCTTAAACTCGATTTCGCGGGAGTAGACCAGACGCACAGCTTCATTGAAAAGCTCACCGCCATTATCAGCACCCGTCTGGGTCGCAACGGTGAACTGTGGAGTGTACGTCTCCGCATGAGCCTTAATAGCAAACACGGAGAAAATCTGGTTCAGTCGGGACTTTCTATTCATTGTAGGTGTTCCTCCTTTACAGTTTTGGACTTTTACAAAAGCCCAAGTTTCTTACGCATCTCTGCGTATTCGGGACTGGCAACATCCACAGTGGCAAGACGATTAAGGTCAACACCAGTGTTCTGCACAGAACCGATACCGGGGTTCGCAGGTGGGGTCTTAGGAGCTTTCTTCTGGGGAGTGGTCTTACCACCATTGACAGGCACACCCAAAGTGGTACGGATTTCGTTGCTCCGCGCAATCGCGGCAGTGATGGACTGGTCAATGGCTTCTTTGGTGTCACCGCCGACCATCTCAGGAACTAAAATCTCGTCCTTGTGGGCGGCAAGCTGTTCAGCCTTGTAGGACTTGACCTCATACTCGGCTTCAAGCTCCTGTCGGACTTGGGCTTCAATCTCTTCACGGCTGGCGGGTTTGTTCTTCTCAAGGTCAGTGACCTTCTTCTCAAGGTTGGTCTTCTCACCTTTCAGTGTTTCGACTTCTTTCTTGAGAGTGGTGACTTCCTCACTGTCACCCTTTCCAGCTGTGGTGAGCTTGGTTTCGGCTTCTTTCAGCTTACCCTCAAGCTCGGCAATCTTCAACAGGTCATTGTTATGCTGCTCCGTCAAAGTTGTCACCTGAGTTTTCAGCTTCTCGATAGCCTTGTACTGCTTCTGTTTCTCTTCCTGACGTGCTTTCGCAATCAAGTCCTCATAGTTGATGGTCTGACCACCAGACTTCGCGGGGTCTTCCCCCGCACCACCCTTATCGTCAGGTGTACCACCAGTATTCGGCTCTTCGGCGTAAGCGGTGAGGAAAAGGTGTCCAGCGACGGTCTTGATTACTTCACGACCAAATTCTGCGATAATACCACGATTTCTGTGCATGATTGATACCTCCATATCGTTGAATGTAAGTGTATATTACCATACCCCAAAAATAATTTCAACTGTTTAGCGTAAAAATCTTGGAGTGTTAGTAACTATCCCTATGGTGTTGCTCCACCATTTTGACCTGTCATGGTAATACGCATTTGTTCAGACACGGTTTGACCATTCATCATACCACCAGCATTAGTCGGGGACATCTGGGTCTGATTCTGATACCACATCTGCTGTAATGCGGGGTTAAACACTTCGGGGTGTTGCTTGCGCTCCTTATCTATCTCGGCAATTTTCTTCGGGATGTTGTCTTTACCCAGACGTTCAAGAGCACCGTGTCTGCACTCAAGAGCAAGCATCATCTCCTGCTGAATTTTCTGCAACTCAATGAGTTCGTCCTTCGGCAGAGTATCAGGGATTTCAACAGTGTTGGCAAGAAAGTCCTTCATAGAGATGTTCTCAGGCTTCTCGATGAGACCTTCACGCAAAGCAATAAACAAAATCATCTTGTTCACTCTCTGCAATCCATTCTGGGAGCACTCTCTCTTGATGCGTGTCCTCTCAATAAGAGGAAGGTTCATATACTGCAATGCGACACCAGAGGTGTTAGAGATAGCGGCTGCTCCACCAAGGACAGTCTCAGGAACACCAGCAATCTCACACATCGAGGTCTTTATGTCATTGATATAGGACGTGGACGCAATTAAATCTCCTTGAAGAGCGAGGTTTTCCACCTTTGCATCTTTAGGAAGACCACCCCACACTTTATTCGCGCCTTTCTCAAGGTTGCCAATCTTAGCACCATACACAAGAGTGATGGGAGCGGAGTGGTAATCAATGACCTCAGACACATCGGACTTCTTAGTGTTGAGTTCCACATTCAGCGGGATAATGTCATCGACATCACTCTTTCCTCTGGTGCGACCAGCAACAGGGAAGTTCTTAATCTGGACAAAAGGAATAAACCCGTAGGGATTTTCATACTCGTCAATGAGCTTACCATCCTGATAGATGGTCACTTTGTCTTTTGTCCAATACTCTTTATAGAGCACAGTAGTGGTCTCATTGCGTCTAAAGAACACTCCCACTTCCTGCTGTGCATGGATTGGGTACATGATAAGCAACTGTACCAGCTTATCACGGTCATGGTCATCAAACCGAGGATAGGCGAACTGAGTTGGGACAACAGACAGACGAATACGACCGTGTGGGTATTCCTCAAACGGGTCATCAAGCTCATCAGGAGCTTCATAGTGGACTTTCACCCACGCTTCTCCCGTGATACTCTTGGTCTGACCGAGAGAGACTAAAAGCTCGTCGCGCTTGTTGTCCCTCCACACATCTGCGAGGAAGTCCTGCTGGGTCTTCTCTTTGACCTCAATACGCTCTTCTGGGTCTTGCGCTTCTGAGAAGTCTACCACATCATTCTGATTGGTGTCAATGGTGACTTCCAACTTGGGGTCATCAATGGTGATAGGAGTGTTGTCAAGTTCAGTGGGGGACTTGATGGAAAAACCCTTACCAAACTCAAAGGCGACAAACTTGTTGACAAAAGCTCCCACATAGTTAAAAGTCACTTGCGGGGTGTCAAGGTCATCAATTCCCTCCCAATGAAAACCCTCATAGAAGTTCCATGCTTGAAACACCTGACTTAAAAAGGCTCTTTCTTCGTCTGTCAGGTCATTCTCGCTGGTCAGCTTTCCGAGATTGATGGTGTCAAAAATCCCCGCGCTGGTTCTTCGAGTAAACTCATTCACGGATGTTCTACCTCCTTCTTGCAGTTATTCTATTGCGTCCTCTAAACGCAGACTTAGTTTGTTTGCGAGGGTTCATCACCTGACTTCTACTGTGTGTCTCTGTCGCGTCAATGTGTCCAGGGTCTTTAGTTCCCCACACTGCTAACGCCCAACTATCGGGGTAGTCATCGTGAGCACCCTTTTCAGGAGGGTGGGACACAACAAGGTGACTGCCACTATAACCTTTTTGAAGGTCTGCAAGCTGTTCCAGAAACTTCTTATACTCAGGTGTTGCTTTGGTCAGCTCACCCATAGGGAAACGAGCACGACCTGTTTTAATCTCGGAGTTCAAATGCTTGTAAATGTCCGACTTACTCTTGGTACTAAAGGTGAACAGCACCACGTCGTATCGGACATTTGCTCGTATTCGTTGTCCCAGACTGGCTTCACGGGTGGCATCTACTACAAGACGTGCAATCTTCCACTGTTTGAGGTATTCCATGATAATGTGGTACTGCTCTTCGTAGTCCTCTGCAATCTCAGGTGCTATCTCAAGCCAGTCTTTAATGTAGGTGTTAAAGGCAAGGTACACTATGTCTTCGCCGGTCTCTTCATCTTGCGTGGTCTCCATAAGAATAGGTGCGTCCCAATCTACTTCAACCACTGTCACGATAGTGCTGTCTGCTTCGTCGCGGTTCTTAGCACTACCACCACCAACGTCAATACCAACAACGTGTGTGGCAAGTGTGTCAGAGACAACACGGTCAAGGTACTCATCACCACAGTTCTTCTCAAGCTCATCAATGTCAACGAACATACCACGACTGATTATCCACTCAAGGTTGTAAGACATTCTAAACTCATCGGAACTCTCACCCAGACTGCGCTTTTCGCGCTCAATGTACTTGGCATACCGTGGGTTATACTTCATCACTATTTTGTAGTTGTACTCAAAGTGGTTCCTGATACGAAGTTTACCCTCAGCGTGCTCTTTCTTGTTGCGCTGGATTGCTTCATAGAAGTCACCCTTAAAGGTGGTGGCAGTGCCTATTTTGCAGATGGTGGCATTATACGCAGCACCCATAGGGTGGATAGACTTACGGATTTTGAAATTGCTGATGTCCTGACACTCTTCACAGATGATGAACTTAAAGCTCTCACCTTCGATGTTTGCTCCATCACTCGCGGAAATCGCGGTGCAGAAAGAGCCGTTGGACAAGGCAACAGTCTGACCGTTGGACGTAGTGAAGTCAAGACGGAAGTCTGGGTCATTTAACACCAACACTGCTTCTTTACACTGCAAACGACCTCTCATACGGTTATATGTGGTCTGGGCTTGTCGTTGACTTGGTGCAAAGATACCGACCCAGAAACCATCCTTAAACATGGACAGACGAGGGTCATCGAGGAACATTGGCATATTCGCCAACTGAGGTAGGATAATCATAAGACCACCAACAGTGATTGCGACTGTCTCAGTCTTACCACTCTGGCGGCTAAATAGTGCTGTCAGTTCTGCACCGTCATTCTCAAGAACAGACCTGATGATGCGTTTGGAGAACTGACCTTGATACGGGTACATCACCCTACCAGAATATACTTCGCAGAAGTTGTAGATTTTACTGACAAGTTCCGTGGTGCCTATTCTTCCCGCGTATGCTTTGGTGAGGTACTTTTCCTCCACAAAGGACACAATAGTTGCAACGATGCTTTGCACCTTAAAAGCTATCTTCTGCCAAAATGTCACACAGTCTCACCTCCAAAGAAATGGGTAAAGCATTGGTGATGCTTTACCCATTATAACGCAAAGTAAAAATAATTTCAATCCCTATGATATTTCTTCTTGTCGTACCCACGAGTGAACACTGGTTTGTGTGTCTCATAACCATAGTGCTCTTTGCGATACCTCTTGATAACAGGATTGTCCTGTTCGCGGCACAGGTGAATAACACGCTGACACTGTTTAATGTCGAACATACCGATGTGACACTCATCAATGGACATACCCATCATCTTCGCTAACCACTGATAGGCTTCTCTGCGACTGACAAGACCACTCTTCCACAAGGGGTCAAACTGTTTGTGCGCTTCTTTCTTCAAAGTGCGCAACCTCGCATTGGCAAGACGACCTAAAGGAACTGTTGTACCGGGGTGACACCCAACATAGGCATCACACGCAGGATAATTGGAACACACCCACACACTACCCCAAGACTTTGCTTTATTGGTGGAATACACGAAAGAAGCATCCTTTAACTCAACTTCGCTACCACAGTAAGGACATTTCATCTTGTCACCTCACTATCTCCAATATGGTCAGACCACACACAGCGGTCAGGCTCTTTATCATGGCGCGTTCTCATATAGCGAGGGTGACGCATTTTACCACTGTCTCTAAAGAGTTCATTGGCTTTGACCTCTACTACTGCACCGACCATATTCTCACGATTTCTGGTGAAATACTCGCGGGTCTCATCATCGAAACCAGCACACTCACAGACGTGCATGAGGTAGTAAGTATCGTCCAGTCTGGGGTCAAGGTTAAAGTCACTCGGAGTATATGTGTCTCCGCGCTTGTTCTTCGGGAGTGCTTCGTAGTCATTGTGCGGAATGAGAACACCCAACAGGAGATTTCCCACCTGATTGTAGTAATAGAACTTGGTCACAGGGGTGTACTTCTTGTCTCCATAGAAGTTTCCTGTCACGCGCTTATTCTGCTCATCAACCCAGAACCCCCAGCGGCGCACATCTTTACCAGTGTACTCACGGGTAGGCTCATCAAAGCCAATCACTATCATCTCACGGGTCAAGAACTTCTTTACTTTAGAATATTCCCACCCACGCTTGTGGTAATAACGACCATTCTTAGGCTTGATAATAAGACCTTCACCACCAGTAGCTACGACAAGCTCATAAAAAGCGCGGGGAGTTAAAAGGGTCTGTGTGGACTGCTCAAAACACTCCCACAAGTTGGGGTAAGTGTCTTTGTTGTCCTGCAAAACAGTGACGAGCTGGTCATAGTTCTTCTCACCAACACGGGAGACAATACCAGCATAAACACTTAGAGGAACACTGTCACCACAAGTGTAGAACGGGACTTCCTGCACATAGGGACTGTTCGCTTCTTTCACGGCAAGACGGAGATACACCTTGCGACGCTCTAAAGGCATACGTCTGAGGTCAATGCCGTGGTAAAACAGGATGTCAAAGGCGTGGAAAGAGATAAACCCCTTCTCGCGCTGACGCTCAACAGCTTCGTCCCAAAGACAGTTCAAAGTGCTGGACACCTCTTTGAAGGGAAGACCGTCAATGAACATCTCACCGTCAAGGACTGTTCCAGCAAGGTCAGGAACATCAAGCTCTCGGAGGTGAGGAACCTTATCAGTGTTCTCAACGTAGAAACCAGTCTTCTTACTGATGCGGCGGCTAAACACCCGACAAAACCCAACAGGTTCTTTAGTGTCATAGTCCTCTTGGGACATGAAGTACACAAGTGCTCTCGTACCGTCGAACTTCTCTTCGAGATAATAACCGTTGTTGCGCATCTTCTCATCCTGCACTTCTTCGGTCTCAAGCTCTTTCGCAGTCATAGGCTCGTAACCACGAATACCAGCCATACGAAAAGCTCTGGGGTCATCCCACATTTCTTGAGGGAACATCTCAGTCAACTCAACATCCTGATGGGTCTTCTGGTCTGTATAGTAAAACAGGTTGTCCTTAGAACTCCTGTAAATTGATTTAGGGTCAAACAATGTGTGACACCTCGCTTTCTCAGTTCTTTTACGCTCTTATTATATCACATAGAGCGCAAAGTGTCTAACACCTGCTTCTGGCGCAAGGTCTAATTCTTCTCCTATCAACACGCTTAGGAGTAACACACAATTTCTTGCACTGCATGATACTCCGCTTGCGGCTATGTGGAAAACTTTGTGGAAAATGTGGAAAACTCCGCACAGTCTCAAAAGCGTCACTCAGATTGACAGGTTCAGGTTGAAGAATACCTAAACACTCAAAGGCTTCTCGG